TATTGACAAATATGTCGAACAGTACAAACCGATTCGTAAAGCACCTAAACCTAGAACACCTACTCAGTTAGTTAAGAAATTACCTTATCTTAAACAACATGAGAAATATCATTCAATAGAACCCGAAGAGATTATACGTGCAACACACTTGTTCACTTATAATATTGCAAGTAAGAAGTTTACCAAGTTCGAAACATGGGGTGGACTATCTGTTAAAGGTTCACGTATTATAGATTACGATTCATGTCAAGAAAAGACCTTGACAGATTTGAAGTTGCTTGATAGAATATATAAAGGTGGTAATATAATTGCAAAGAACTTTATAGACGAGATACCTCGTTCTAAACTAAAAGACGGAAACGATTTATTAACCAAGAATACATTATTGATAAAAGTGATTAAATGATATTATTAGATTTTACTCAGACCATAATTGCTGGTCTGATGGTTCAACTCAAGTTGAATGGTGGTGAGTTAGACGAGAACAAACTTCGTCCTATGATTCTTAACTCAATTAGAAATTACCAAAAGAGATATGCACCCGAGTATGGAGAGATTGTTCTTTGTACGGACGCTGCAAATCCATGGAGACGAGAGTTCTATCCTCAGTACAAAGCAAACAGAAAGAAACTCAGAGACAATGACGATAAGGATTGGGGTGTAATCTTTAATACACTTCAAGTTATCAAAGACGAACTCAGAGATAACTTTCCGTATCGTTATATGTACGTAGAAAGATGTGAGGCAGACGATATCATTGCAGTGTTAGTTAAACATGCAAAAGAACCAGTCCTCGTTGTGAGTGGTGATAAAGACTTCCAACAATTACATGCATATGATGATGTAAAACAATACAGTCCTAATCTTAATAAGTTTATTGATTGTGAAGACCCTTCCCTATTTCTAAAAGAACATATTCTTACTGGAGATAAGTCAGATGGGATTCCTAATATCCTATCCAGTGATGATTGTATGGTAGAAGGTATCAGACAAACACCATTACGTAAACCAATCAAAGATAAGTATCTCAGAATCACGATTGAAAAGGACGATAAATACTATAGGAACTATTTAAGAAATCAAACACTTATTGATTTTGATTTCATTCCCGAAGACGTGGAAGATAGCATTTTAAGTGAATTTGAAAACACTGCACCAGTAAAAGGTAAAGTGTTTGACTACCTAAGAACTCATAGGTTAAATGAGTTGTTAGATAACATAGGAGATTTTTCGTTATGACGGAAACAACAAAAAAAGGAAGGGGTAGACCAAAGGGTGCTCCTAACAAACCAAAATTAGAACTCATTACAGAGAGAGTTGAATTACCTAAAGACGCAGATGCATATGAGATATTATGTCAAGCAGAAATAGTTGCACAAGAGAGTGAAGACTTAGCAGCTCAAGGTCTTAGAGTTTTCTCAGAAAGGAATGGTGCAGTAAAACAAATCATTCAGTGGGTGTTTGATGATAATATCAATTCAACACTTCCTAAAGGGAAGACACCTTACAACAGAGACGAAGCACCTGCTTCAGACCTTGCACAAACTTCTTTAAGATTTGAGTTCAGACAGTTTAAATACTTTGTAACAGAAGAGGTTCCACAAACTCGTAGAGAGACAATGTGGATTCAACTGTTAGAAGGGATACCTGCTAAAGAAGCAGAGTTAATGGAATTAGTAAAAGACGGAACATGGCCTTTTAAATACATCACTAAAGATGTTGCACAAAAAGCCTTTCCCGAAGCTATTAAATAAATAAATATTAGTGTCCTCAGAGACTATACATAAAAATAAAGGAAGTTTCAGTTTAACTTCTATGTGTAACTTTCTAGTCGAGTAGGACTCCATGGAGTATTGGAATGACAAGTGAACCAACAAATTTTGCCTCAGAGCAGGCACCAACCCAACCGACTGAATTAGAAAGAGTACAACAACGTATTGCTAATTACAAGATTGGTATTAACCCTAATTCTGCACAAGCAGTTTCTACCCTATTACAGTTGCACTTAAAGAGTGGACTTATTAAATTAGAAGAACTAGAAACAGTAGTTGCAGTTAGAGACGAAATCCAAAAAGGTCTAACCGACTATAACATGTCAGTTGAGACTGCACAAAGACAACTCAATGAGTTAATAGAAGCAGATAGAGTTGCAAAACAACAACTAATCGAAGAAGAGAAAGCACAACTCACTGATAAGATACGAGACCAACGTAAACAAAGAAAAGACGCAGAACTCAAAGTTGCACAACTAGAAGCAATACTTGCGTCTCATGGTATTCAAATGGACTTGAACAACGATGGAGTTATCGGAGTCAAAGAAGGTTCATTAAACCAAGATGGATTCGTAGAGTTATCTGCAGAGGAAGCTGCCACACTTGCTCAACAACATGGAGTTACAATTCCCGAAACTAAAATACAGAAGGGAACTATTGACGAGACACCTAAGAAGACTTCTAAAGCATTTGCAATGGCAAGACTTCTTAATCCCGAGGAATCAACAGAAGAAACAGTTCAAGACGAACCTTCATACATTCCACAATCAGAAACAACATATACCAATCCAGTTGCAACTCCACAAGAAGAGTTCGAACAAAAGATTGCAGACACCAAACAAGCATTCGAAGAGTGGGAAGACCAAACTGAAACAGAAGTTGAAGACGAAGAAATGGTATTCGGTAATGAGTCTACTGAAGATGACGGATTTGATTTACCAGTAGAAGAAGGATATGATGCAAATGGTTCACCAGTATCAGAGTTCCCTACTGAGACTACAATTGAAATAGAAGTTCCCGAAGATGCAAATAACAATATCGAAGACTTCTATGCAGAGGTTGACAAAGCAGTTGACGAAATGGTTCAAGATGATATCGATGAAAAACAATTCAACGAGTCATTCGAAGAACATACAGAAGTTTCTAGAAGGGAGAGAGTATTACTTGACCCATTAGAAGCAAGTCAAAGAAGTGACGAACTAAAAATTGCAGAAGAGGATACTAAGACAGAACCTACTTATGCAAAACCAAGTTCAGTTCCTATTACTTCAACCAACATGCCTAGACAGACGTTGAAGAGTGGTGATAGTATAGAAGCAGAAGTTCAAGAAGAAAAGAAAATAAACACCTATGACTCTGAAGAGGAAATGTTAGAAGCAGTTCAACAAAAGATTGACACTGCAATTGAACAGGAACAAGAAGAAGAGTTTGAAGAGTTAGTTATCCCTAGTGCAGACGAACTTAAGGGAATGACCAAATCTAAAATTAAAGAAGTTGCAGAGAGTTTAAACTTTGAAGTCTCAACGACTGATACTAAAGATACAATGATTGAAAGTATTGCAACTCAAACAGAAAGTCTAATCGAGTCTTTACAAGAATCTGATGAATTTGTCAGTGCAACTGAAACAGTTAAGGGAGAAGAAGATGATGATAGACGAGATGGTGGTTACTTCTAGAGATTCAGAAGTCAAACATATCCACCCAGTAAGTCCAAGATATCAACAAGAATTAAATTATGAGGGAGTTCGTTTAGAAGTCCCTTATGATTATGCAATGAAGAGTGGTCTACTCTTTATAGAAAATGCATATGTATATCAAGAAGACGAAACCTATCTTATCTCATGTCTACCCTTAGACAAAGAAACCAAACCATTCTTAACACCTACATACTATTATAAGGTTGACGGGTGTCCAGTGAGTGAACAGTTAGACGACTTAACTTGTTCAGTATTCATTGTAATCCCCGAACCAATATTTAATGTAGGAGATAAAATTCGTTATGAATACCAAAGTGAAAAAGATACAGGAACAGAAAGACACCTCAAGTGTAGTCTCAGTTAAACCATGGAACAAAGAAATATCCCAGTTACAGCAGTTGACCAATTCGATTTTCTTGAACATAGGAGAGAACAGGAGAAGAAACACTTTAATCAAATAAGGGGTAATAGTCCCTTAGATTCTATTCTTACTGTAGAGATAAACACAACAGAACTTTGTAATAGAACTTGTGTATTTTGTCCAAGACATGACCCAAAGGTTTTCCCAAATAGAAACTTACACTTAACAGTTAAAGGTGCAGAAACTATTGCAGAAGAACTTGCAGACAATCAGTTCTCGGGTAAGATATCCTTTAGTGGATTTGGAGAGAACTTACTTAACCCCGACTTTATACAAATCGTAAAGACATTTAAATTCAATCTTCCGACTGCAACAATAGAGTGCAACACTAACGGAGATAAGTTAACTGTAGATTATGTGACTAACTTATTTCGAGGTGGACTTGACCAACTGTATATAAATCTCTATGACGGGATAGAGCAAATGGAACACTTCGACACTATGATGGCTGAAGCACGTATAAGAGAAGACATGTATAAGTTCAGAATGCATTGGGGTGATTTCGAAAAACACGGATTGATTTTAAATAATAGAAGTGGTGTTGTAGATTGGGTTGGTGTTGAAGACGACACTATAGAAAACCTAAAAGGTAAACCATGTCACTACCCCTTCTATAAAATGTTTGTTGATTGGAACGGAGACGTATTGTTCTGTTCTAACGATTGGGGAAGAGAACATGTCGTAGGTAATCTATTGACTATGTCTTTACATGACGTATGGTTCTCTAAACCTATGACAAAGATTAGGAAACGTTTAATGAAGGGAGACAGAAGTAAGTCCCCTTGTAATAAGTGTAGTGTAGATGGTTCACTATTTGGAAAACCATCGTTTGATATAGTGAAGGAATATTATGAGAGTAGCAATAACAGGAAGTAGTGGTCTTGCAAAGATTATAAAAGATACACTTGAAGCAACACCTTTCAGAGGACAGACAATTGATGTGACTTCGATTCGTTGTGAAGACATTACAATGAACGGAGAGAATTGTTGGATATACAATGGTCATAGACCTTGTGATGTTCTAATCAATCTTGCACACCAAGACCAAGCAAAGATTCTAGGTATTACTCATAGAGCATGGCAAGGTGAGAAAACAAAATACATAATCAATATCTCTAGTCGTGCAAGTCAACCAAACATATCAAAAGGTTATGAGTATGCAAGTGAGAAAGCACAACTCAACCACCTTGCAAATAATCTAACTTACAACTCAGATAAAAGATATAAAATGACCACACTTAATCTTGGTCTTCTTAATGACGAAAGTTTACCTAGTGTTAAACACCAAGACGTTGCTGGATTGATTCATAAACTCATAACTTCATATCCCGATTATGAGATTGCGGACATTACACTTCAGGCACATGCAAACTACCAGTCAGTTCAGAGTGATAAAGAAACACTCAGAGACATGGAAAGATTTACTAAATAATACTATGAGTATAGAATATAACGATTTCGGTTTTACTGCAATGGACGCAGAGGAACTTGCCTCTGTCGATACCAAAATTGTAGAGAAGACCACAACTGCTACAGAGGTCATCAAAGACCTTGACAATTTTATCAGACCACTCCTTGAAAATCTTGCAAAGGATTCTGATAAGGATTATATCTACTGGCCCAATCGGGTTGAGATAATTCAAAAGAAACTACTTGAATTGAACGACATACAAAAAAACTTATAAAACCCCTTGACTTTGACTTCTACTTTTTAGTATACTAGTAGAGTAATATAATTAAGGAGAATAAAGTGGAAATTACAAAAGAAGATTTACTAAGTTTTGCACACGACCAAGCCGTAGAAGAACAAGAGGCAAAAGAACGTGCAGAGAAAAACGAATGTGTATGTGGTACTGTAAATTGTACGACTGAATACGCATGTGTTTCAAGTGGGTACTAGAATGAACTCAATATACGACAGGTACGAAGACAAGATAGTTCGTATGGGTAGGAATCTAATTACCCTTGCAGAGACCAATAAGTTATTTCCCGACAATGATGAGTTGTGGAACGCAGCTGTAACTGCTGGAAACAAGTTAGTAACAGTTGGAATGACTTACACTAGGTTTAAAGATTTTTCGGATTTAAATGATTTGGAAACAGAAGCAGTTTATACTTACTTAGACGAGTATGGTATTGAACACCCTTCTATTCCAATAGAGTTTTAATAGGGGTCGAAAGACTCGGGTATGGGACAGGGAATCGAATCATCACCAAGTCCACAAGCATATATTATGACATGCGTGAAAACAGAATTCCCATCCCACCAATTTATAGGGAGAACATATGAAAGATGACAGAATGATGTGGTTCGGGTTTTTAGGACTCGTTCTTACATGTGCATACGTTGTATTATTTCTTAATTAAAAGCTTGACTATGGGTGCCACTTTTTGGTATACTAATAGAGTAGAAGATTAAAGGAGAAAATATGAAATTATCTAAACTAGTAAACGAAGTAAACCAAGAACAAGAATTGTTGCAATTATGTGATAAACTTGTTGCAGACTTACTTGAGGAACACTTAAAACAATACCCAACTCTTACAGAGTATTCTTATGAGTATAAAGTGTCTCGTAAATATATCAAAATTATTTCAAACAGTGGAAACCAACGTTCAGTTTGGGGTTTCATAAATCGTTTTGAATGGACAAAAGGAATGACAGGAATTACCTTCATGCCAGGCGACGTGTTAATGTCTGCTGGTTGGGCAACACCTGCGTTAAATCAACCAAGGGGAAACCTTTTCGATGGATACCAAATCATGGGTATGAGAAAATACGGCCCCGACTATTTAAGATAAGGAGAAGATATGTTAAATGCTAAACTAATAAAAGAATTGAAATCCCTCGATTCTCTTGCAGACTTAAATGCTGTAAGTTCTTTGGTGGGTGAACTTAAAACCCTACTTGGTAAAAATACCATAAGTGTTGGTTCTAAAGTTTACGTGGTTCAAAAGACCAAGAAAACTCTTGGGACTGTTGTTAAAGTTAAAATCAAAAGGGCAACTGTTGACCTTCCTCAAGGAAGATACTCGGTTCCTCTTGGAATGTTGGAGGCAGCGTAATGTCGAATATAATTGAATACGAAGTGTCTGAAAGTGGGAAGAGTGGTTCTTCCCTCCAAGGATACGTCAATACGACCTATGATAAACTCATAGGTCTCTTAGGTAAACCTACTTACATGGACGCAGACCCATATGCAAAAGTTAATTGTGAATGGTGTTTGACTATTAAAGTCCAAGACGAAGATGACCCCGAAGATTGGGATTATGAATTTGCTTCCATTTATAATTGGAAGGACGGCAGAGTTCCGTTAGAGACATACAGTTGGCATGTCGGTGGTTTCAAATATGATATCGAAGACCTAGTTGCAAAAATATTAGATGGAGATATCGAACCAGTATATTCTGAGGTTGCTTAATGAACGAAGAATTAAAATTTAAAGGTAGTGTTGCATTCAAATCTTTCCTAACTGGAATGGGATTTGGTGCATTACTCATGTTCATTTTACTGAGTGCTCAGAAGGTAAGTGCCTTTGACGAGAATGGTGAGGCAGTTTGTCTTGCAAAAAACATTTACTTTGAAGCAGGTAATCAACCACTTGCAGGCAAAGTTGCAGTTGCACATGTAGTGTTCAATAGAATGGAACATAGTTCTTACCCACAAGATATTTGTGGTGTAGTGTATCAGGCAAGGTGGAGAGAAAACTGGAAAGGAGAACAAGTTCCTATCAGACACCAGTGTCAGTTTAGTTGGTTTTGTGATGGTAAGTCAGACGAACCTCTAGACACTGATACGTTCTTTGAGTCGTACAACATTGCACAAGACATAATCATGGGTAAGTATCCCGACATTACAGAAGGTGCAACTCATTATCATTCAGTCATGGTGGAACCATATTGGGCAGAAACACTTAACGAAACTGTTCAGATACAACACCATATATTTTACAAATAATTATGTTAGAGATTATAGGATTATTAACTTGCATTTACTTGGGGATTAAAATCTTCCCTAGTGTTGTAAAGTTTACAGTGAAGGTTGCAGTTGCAATATTGTTAATTATATTTGGGATTATGGTATACACATATTTCTATCCCCCAATGATACAGATTTTAATAGCATGAGAAAAGAAGAATTAGTTATACTGTTTTCTAAACTTCATAAAGAAGATAGAGATGGAAAGATTGAAGCAGTTGTTCATGATGTGAATGGTGGTACTTTCACTACAGATAGTATCAGATTAGATATGGACGGCGGAAGACTTATCATATGTCAAATCAATAGTCCATGTTATGAATCAAACAAAAAGAATTGGAAACAAGAATTGGAGTTTATAAAATGAATGACCAGTGTATAAATTGTGGAAAAGAAACCTCGGTTGCAGAGGACACCCACGTAGAAAAAAGGAAAAATTATGTTATCGGTGCGGGACAACTTTGTCGAGTATGTCATGACACAATTTACAAGGAGAAGGAGAATGAGAGAGTTCTTGAAGAATACTGAATACCTCAACAATGGTGTTCGTCATGTCTATGGATTTGAGAATGGATATGGTGCAAGTGTAATCAAACACGATTACAGTTATGGTGGTCGTGATGGTTTATGGGAATTAGCGGTTCTCAATGGAGAAGAGTTGTGTTATACTAGTAGTATAACTGAAGATGTTATTGGACACCTCACATGGGAGAGGGTCGAAGGATATCTCAAGGAGATTAAACAACTATGAATTTATTTTACTTACACGAAGACCCACAAGAATGTGCAACACTTCATTGTGATAAACACGTAGTCAAAATGATTATTGAGTATGCACAACTAATGTGTACTGCACATAGAATGTTGGACGGCGAAGAATACGAAGGGAGAACAAAACTCAATCGTAAGATTCGTAGGTGGAGACACCCTAATGAAACAATGGAACAAACACTATACAAAGCAAGTCATATCAATCACCCTACTACACAATGGGTCAGAGAAAGTGCAGACCATTATCAACACTTACTTGCACTATGGAGACAACTATCTTTTGAATACACCTTTCGTTATAAAAGAGTTCACGAAACATTCAGAAAACTACATGTATTATTATTAGAACTTCCAACTAACATACCTAAGAATGGTTTCAGAGAACCACCTCAGTGTATGCCTGAAGACGTGAAGTCAGAAAGTGTTGTCGAAGCATACCATAAATACTATGCAGTCTACAAGAAAGATTTTGCAAGGTGGACTGAAAGACCTATTCCGAGTTTTATGTCATGAGAGTATTAGTTGAAAATTATGGTGATATCAGAATCTTTTACGAGAGACCTTTTGGTTATAGAAGATATGTTATCGAATGGGACAATGGAACAACTTCATTTCTCAGTGGTCTATGGTACAAAGAACAACAAGTGAAAGAAATGGTTGAGAAAGTAATTCAATCAAGAGATATATAATGCCTACCTATGAATTCCTAAACAAAGAGACTGGTGATATTAAAGAATACATAATGTCTTATAAAGACTTAGATAAGTTCAAAGAAAACAACCCACACTTATTACAACAAATAACTGCACCTAACTTTGTGGGTGGAACAGGCGACAGAGTTAAACCCGATAGTGGATTCCAAGAAGTAATGTCTAAGATTGCTTCGAACAATATCGACACACCATTAGGTGAAAGGTATCACCGAAAGTCTGCAAAAGAAGTAAAGACTAGAGATACAATCCAAAAACATATTGACATACAGTCAAGAAAGAAGTAAAATAAGATATGACACAATTAAAAACTACCCTACTAGATATCTATGACTTAGAAAGTCTAGATTTAAAAACAACAAACAAAGACGGAAAAAGATATTACACGGATACAGATGAAAGTTTTTACTATCCAAGTGTCACTAGTGTAACTGGTCTACTATCACGAGACCATATCAAACTGTGGAGAAAACGTGTAGGTGAAGAGACTGCAAATAAGATTACTGCACAAGCAACTAAACGTGGAACCAACTTCCATAATCTAGTGGAAGACTATCTCAGAAAAGATAAAGAGTACATAGAGTTTGATAACGTATTACAAGAAGGAATGTTCAAAGCAATGCAACCAGTATTAGACGAGATTATACCGATTGCAATTGAGGCACCTCTATATTCAAACGTATTACAAATGGCTGGACGTGTTGATTGTGTTGGTATCTTTGACGACCAGTTAAGTATTATAGATTTTAAAACCAGTGCAAAGTATAAAGAAGAGTACATGGCAAAACCATGGTATATTCAAATGACTGCATATGCAATTATGGTAGAAGAACTTACGGGGCAGGCAATCGAAGAGATTACTGCATTAGTAGCAGTGGAAGGACACAATGCCTTTCAGATATTTTGTGCAAATCCAATGGATTACGTAGACGAATTGAATGACCTCAGAGTAAGATATAGAAATGTTTATGGAGTATAACAATGAGTGAAGTAAAAGAGTTTAATTTAGAAGGAGATTTCAATTGGAATAAGATAATCTCTAAAGGTGATGAGTGGGTTGAGTCTCAAGCATACGATAGTGCATATGACACACTATTAGAGTATCTTGGAATTGACAGTGAGGAAGATATAACAGAAGAAGTGTTAGACAAAGCAGACCATCTTATCGAATATCTAACAACTGATTATGCAAAAGGTGGTCTCGGTGTTCACGACACTAGTCCAACTTACTATGCATACTATAGTATCGTTAGAGACTGGAATGATAACTTTCATTATGGAGATTAACAATGGAAATTGAAGTCGGAAAGGAATATACGATATATCCTAAATTCAAAAAATCGTATACAGAACGTGAAGTGTTTAAGAACAATGACAACGAAGATAAAGTAGTTATCGAATGTCTTTGGAGAAGTGGTTCTTATATCATTAAGGTAACTAACGAAGAAGAAAAGGAAACCTTAGAAGCTTATATGTCAGAAGACGCAACTGGTGATATGGAACCATGTGAATTCGAAGAGAATGAATTCATAGAATCCTTTGACGAGTGTGGACGTGATTATTATATCCACCTTGCAGAAGGGAGTGAAGTAGACGAAGACGAAATGCAAGAACAACTCGAAGAAGAAGGACACGATTGGTTATGGGAAAACAACTATGACTCATGGGATTGTGAACACTTCTTTGGTTTACCATTACAGGTAGATGAGGTTGACCCCGAAAACAGATACAACACAAGGTTTTAATATGATTACACGTAAAGAGTTTTCAGAACAAGTAGAAAAGTTATTAGTCAGAGGAAGGGGTGCAGATATCATGTCTGCAATCGTTAAGGTTTGTGAGTTAAACAACGTTGAACCCGAGTCTGCAAAAAGGTTACTATCTCAACCTTTAAAAGAGAAACTAGAGGCAGAAGCAGCTAGTCTTAACTTAATTAACCGAGGTAATAATTCAAAAGGAACTATAACCAGTTTCTTTTCTAAATCATAGGAGTAATTATGAAAAAAGGTGATATAGTAGCAGTCGTTGCTACAAGTGGTGAGTATGTTGGTGAGTTGGTTTCTAGTAAACCAGTGACACTTGCAAACCCCAAAATGATTGTTAACACACCCGAAGGAGGAATGGGTTTCTCTAAAGGTGTTGCAGTGACAGGTGAAATAAATCCAACTGAAATGATATTCGGTTCATACGTTTTTATTTCCAAGTGTAATGACCAAGTGTCAGAAGCACATAGAACTGCAGTAAGTGGTATCGAAGTTCCAGCAGAGAAAAAGATAATCACTTAATGACAAGTCGTGAAGGATATGATGCATACACTCTTTATCTTGGAATAAAGTTACACTTTCATTCTAAGGACTATGACTTTGTAAAGTACAATGGTAAAGTAAAGAGTGATATCAATTCATTTCTGAAACGAAAGGACAAATACCACTTTGGTAAATTGTTCAAAACCCACAAACAAGAATTGCAAGATTTCTATATTGCAAACTTGTCTCTAAAGGACTCATGGGCTGGAGACTTACTTGATAACGAGTGTGTTAAAGTCTATAAGGAATGGAAGAGAAGAAATCAGAAACTATCTTATCTATTTGAAACGGAAGTATCTGATTTATTACGTAAGAAGAATATCAATCAAGTGTTAGAAGTGAAGAACGGACAACACCCTATATTACTCAAAGAGTTTTTAGGTAAGAAGATATCCCTCGAGACGATGTGTATCTTAGATGAAATCATTAGTTTTACTAAGGATTGGGAACGACTCATTTCGGAAAATTTGGTCTACCCCGATGTACAGAATAGGATAAACAAGTACAAAAGTTTTGTATCTGTAGATATCGAGAAGTACAAAAAGGTGTTGGTTGAATTATGCTTATAGAAGCGTTTCAAAGGACATACACTAGTATGTATAAAAAGTTAAAGTCTAAGAATACATAAATACAAAGTATATTTTAAAAACCCTCTAGTAGGATTAGTAGAAATATACTATAATAGGAGTATAGGAACTAAGGTTTCTATACATGATAAAATGCTATACGATGCAATACAATAGGAGAATACAATGTCAACATCATTAGATAAATTAAGAGCTGCAATGGAAACAGCTTCCCCAACAGGCGGAGAAAAAAAATCCTACTCAGACGACACTATGTGGAAACCCGAACTAGATAAAACTGGTAATGGTTATGCCGTGGTTCGTTTCTTACCTACCCCCGAAGGAGAAGAGATGCCTTGGGTATCATACTTCGACCACGGGTTCCAAGGGCCAGGTGGTTGGTATATTGAGAAGTCTTTAACGACTCTTAATAAACAAGACCCTGTCTCTGAATATAATTCTCAGTTGTGGAATACTGGAATTGAAGCAAACAAAGAGATTGCAAGGAAACAGAAGAGAAGACTTCACTATGTTTCTAATGTCTATGTTGTTTCAGACCCAAAGAATCCCGACAACGAAGGGAAAGTTTTCAAATACAGATTTGGTAAAAAAATCTTTGAACAACTCAAAGAGGCAATCAGTCCTGCGTTTGAAGACGAAAATGCAATCAATCCTTTTGATTTAAGAGGAGAAGGTGCTAACTTCAAAATCAAAATAAGAAAAGTAGACGGATACTGGAACTATGACAAGTCAGAGTTTGAATCACCTGCTCCACTTTTTGATGACGAAGATAAGTTAAATGAGATAAATAACTCTACTTATTCTTTGAACGAAGTGATTGCACCTAGTGAGTTCAAGTCTTATGACGAACTAAAAGAGAAACTCGATAGAGTTCTCGGACTCACTGGTAGTGTATCAACTGCTACAGCTGAATCAGTTGCAGAAGACCAAGAGGAAGTGCCTTGGGCAAATGTAAACACTGAATCTGTTGCAGAGGAACCTGTAATCGCATCAGCAGAGGCTTCACCACAAGTGGAAGAAGACGACGCGATGGATTACTTTAAGAAATTAGCTTCTGACAGTTAATTTCTATATTGGGGTACTCGTTTAATTCATTATGAGAAATTTGACAAAGACGAGTACAACACTAAGGTCGTGGAAAAGGGGATACTTAGTAAGGGAAAGGTCAATAGCATAAGCGGATTGGTCGGTGAAGAACGGGTTGCTGTAAGGCGTGGGGTGACTTCACACTTTTAGGATTATTATGAAAAGTGAATATTATAAAAACATTCTACCATGGAATGAAAACGAAAGGGTTATTGACCAGTTTGGTTGGAACCCTCAGTCGGTTATAACACCAACTAAATCATCTAAGAACAATTGGGACGATGCATACTTAACTGCATACGAAGAAAAGAGAGGAGTTTGTCCTCGTCTTCCTAATGGTTTAATGATGTCAGAGTTTCATGCTGGTTTATGTGAGAACATTGTTCAATACTGGTCTATGGTTGGTGATACAATCGTTGACCCTTTTGCTGGAAGAATGACACGTGCATTTGTGTCTGCTTCATTAGGAAGAGATTATGTTGGTTATGACGTATCTTCTGAAACAGTAAGTAAAGTCAGAGAGGAAATGGGAAGACATTCCTTTGACGGATACTACGATATTGTAGAGAGTGACGGGTGTGAAATGTCTCATACAGATGATGAGAGTGCAAACCTAGTTATGACTTGTCCACCTTATGGTGATATCGAAAGATACGAAAGTGCAGAAGGTCAATTATCCGACCTACGAAAGTATGAAGACTTTAGTGAAAGGATACAAGTTTGTGGAAACAACATAGAGAGAGTTTTAAAACCAGGCGGATTTTGTGTTTGGGTATGTGGTGATTGGAGAAAGGACGGAAAGTATATTCCATTTCATTCAGACACTATAAATATGTTCATTAAGTCGGGTCTCAAATTACATGATATAATTGTAATGAAGAACGATACTATATTTGCAGCCTTACAAGCAGGTAAGTGTGCAAGTAAAAGATACACTGCAAAGGTTCATGAATTTGTCCTAGTGTTTCGTAAAGAAGGAGAACTAGAATATAGTTCAGATAAAATTAAAAACAGAGAGGAATCCTTAGAACAGTTTTTCAAATAATATGACAGCAGTAACACCAAGAGTAAATCCAAAGACGAAACAAGAAGAGCCGTTTGATAGAATGTTAAGACGATTCAAAAAGAATTGTGAACGTAAAGGTATCGTACAAGAGTGTAGAGATAGGAAGTATTACGAGAAACCAAATACTAAAAGGAATCAAAAGAACCAAGAAATAAAACGTAGAAGGAAGTTGGACGCAAAACGTGCTAACCAACCAAGAAGACACCCCTTCTATGGTGTATTAAGATGAGAACAAAAAGAGAAAAGAGAATTATTAAACAATTTATTATCTCTGCATTGATAGGGATACTAGGTGTAATAGCTGCAATATACATTTATTGGAACTATCAACCACCACTACTGTAATGAATTATGACACAATGGCACGGAGGAAAGGGTTCCAAAAGACGGAACTCAAACGAAGAACTTTACTCAGATAACTGGGAGAAAATCTTTGGCAAGAAAAAACCTGTAGTCAAGGCACATAAGAAAACACCTACCCATGGACTTACTCAAGTTCATAAAGATAAGACGAAGGTAATCCCTCGTAAAGAAAAGTATAAGACTATTTAAAAAGTTCCGTCTTGGATTGGATTCAGTCTACCTTGACTATATTCATCATTGAAGACTTTTGGTGCATTTACTGATACGTAAGAAGTTCCGTTATTGACATTGTTAGTGTTATTCTGTAATAATGCATTACCACCACCATCACTTCCATACGTTCCACTTGCAGAGAATGACCTTTGTTCTTTAATAGATTGACCAGTCATAGGTTCACCTGCTAATTCGATTTGTTCTTTACTATACAAGCCTGGATACTGAGCATTCCTTTCAATCATTTTAAGTTGTAGTTTACTGTAACGATTTCTTTCTGCCTTCAGTTCCATTTCTATCTGATACATTTCTTGAGACATTGCACTATCCGAAGCAGGGCCGTCCATTCCTTCTTGACCATCATAATAGTTTTCTCTTAACTCTCTACCAACTTCTTTACCACCTTCATAGTGGATTCTATACTTACCCTCGAGTTTAGTCATTCTATCGACAGACTCGTCCATTTGTTCTTGGACTCTTTCTTCTTGAGAAGTTCCCATTAGTTTACCAGCAAACTGGGTCATTTTTTCCCACCAAGTTAACTCTTTAGGAACACCTTGGTCTAGTCTTATCATTGCCTCTGTAAGAACGTCTACACTTTCTGCAAACTTCCTAAGACCTTTCGGGTCAAGGTTATTGAACATTTTGATTACGTCTAGAGAACCACCTAAGTGTTTAAATGCCTCTCCAAGTTGGACAATAGGTTCCATGTCCACACCTTCAAGACCTTTTGCAAACTCAGTGACCTTTTCCATTGGAGATTTTGCACCAAACAGTTTACCGATACCATCTAGTAAACTCGATAGAAGGTTACCACCACTCATTGCAACTAAACCAACACCAATTGCAGCTAATCCAGCACCAACTGCGATTAGATTCAATCCGTCAACATGACTTAGTTCAACAATACTTGGAACAAAGGTTCCCATAGCTTCTGAAGCTATTTTAGCTGCATATGCAAATGGTAGAAGTGCCGCACCTAATAATCCGATAGCAAGTGCCCCAAGTGCAATCATTGGAAGGAACATACCCATTACTGCGGCAGCAACTCCGAGTGCAATGATACCAGTTGCTAATACACCGATAGTTCCCATTCCCACATCTTTCATTAAGTTAAGACCGAATGCAAGAGGAATAAGTGCAGCTCCTAGTGCAAGGATACCGACTGAACCCATTAACATTGACTTACTTGCTTTACCGATTAGTTTGGATACTAATGCTAAACCAGTAAGTGCAAGAAGACCTTTACCCATTGTGATAAAGTCTAATCCAATAAATTGTTTTAATCCTATTGCAAGAAGTCCGACTGTTCCTGCCATAACACCCATTGTTAAGGCACCTCTTAAGACTTTCTTATCTCCAAATTTCTTTACTGCATTTGCAATTGATTTGAGGAATCCACCAGTCTTAGATTTACCACCACCTGCTAATGCACCAGTGTCGGCAACTTTCTCTTTAACTTTATCTCCAGCACTTGAGACTGCATCTTTCATTGCAGTTGCTTTTTCTTTTGAATCTCCTAGGGAATTTGAAACACTTTTCTTGGAGAACATACCCTTCATTCCACTGAAGAATCCTCCAACCTTATCTTTCATTCCTTTGAAACCACCACCAAGTGTTTCACCAATACTACCCATTACGTCACTGATAGCATTTACTTTCTTAGTGACTGTATCTGCAAAACCAAGTATATCAATACCAGTTAATTCGTTAATACCACCACTAAACTTTTCTAGTTTATCACTTTTGGTTGCTTCTTCTAAACCTTTTTTGTATGCGTCTGTTGTTTCAGAAAGTGCCTCAGTTCTTTCTTCTAAGATTTTTCTTTCGGCTGCAATTTCTCTATCGAAGGCAGCCGTCATTTTATCTGCTTTGTCTTCTCTATCTCTTTGTAAATCTTCTATAAGTTTGGTGTTTGCCTCTAAGGCTGCACCTTGTAATCCAATTGACTTGGAACGTGCTTCTTCAATCTCTCTATCTAACGTTGCAAGAACGTTATTGTTTGCCATTGACTTTTCTAGTCTTGCTTGTTTCCCGTCTTCAAGTGCTTGTAGCTTGTCTTGGGTTTCATTGAATTCTAGTTGTGCCTGTCTCATGCCTTCAAAGTCGAAGACCTCAGTCACACCAGCAACTTCTGATGAGAAGTTCTTTTCTAATTGTTTTAATTCTTTGGGGTCAAGTGCTTCGGCACCCTCGGACATATATTTGTCTACAAGACCAGTGAGGTTTTTTAATTTCTTAGTTGCTAAAGCACCCGTAAAGGTATCCCTACTAGACTCTCTAAAGTCTGCAGTTATCTTTGCAACTTGGGGAGAAACTTCCTCTAAGTCTGAAATGATTTTTTGAAAACCAGGCTTCAGTTTAGAATTAACGTCTTTAATTTCGTTTGCTAAGTCTTCCCGTTGTTCTCGTATACTTTTGCTTCCGTCATCGGTTGCCATATGTTATGTCCTATTTTCCACCAAATGCTTTACCAGCTTCACTGATACCAAATGCACCAAGTGTAACTACTACGAATGACGTGTAGATTGTATCTGAGATAACTAAGTCTTGTCCTGCGAATGCAGTGACTAAGTCACAAATACCGAATACAGTCATTAAAGCAAATGATATAAATCCTATGATTGATTTTTCGTTTATATCATTATCGTCTAAGAATAAATCCATGAATTTTCTTTTAGGTGGTGCAAGTTGTGACCTAGCTTTCTTAGCCTCGTCTTGCATTTCCTTAATTTTATCTTCCTGTTCATCTAACTGGTCAATAAGTTTCATGTACTTATCAAGGGAGATTTCTACTTCATTGGTAGTGTTGTTCTCCTTTATAATTGTGTCTGCCATAATTGTACCTTCTATGATTTATCATTATTTTCTTCGCATTTTTGCTTGTTCAGCATCATGCTTGGATTTTTCTTCTTCAAGATGTTGCATGAGAAGTCTTATGTAAATCTCTCTTTCCCAAGGTATCATATTATCTAACTCAGTTAACGAATACTTATGATGTTGCATTAACTGAAAGTTAGTGTTATAATGATTGAACACACTTTCATGAGAAAGAGCTATTAAAAAAAATTCTGTATTCCTTCTAGCTTCGTCTTGTTCTCTTCACCACAACCAGCACACGTCCATTCAATTGTATGAGTAAGTTTTGGTAATCCGTCATACCAACCACCTAACAATTCCAATTGAGGGAACGTTAATGAATCTACAAATTCGTTTCGTTCTTCACGAGTTAAATCTGCACCTTCATATACTTGTTCTTCATCAAATATATTAACAATAGATTGTTTAATTAGTTCTACCGCCTGATTCTGTTCGTCAAGTTCTGCAATGTCCTCAACGTGACTTACAGTTGGTACACTAAGTGTCAAACCTACCTTATCAGTAATCATAACTGTTTCATCTTCAGGAACTTCACCTTCTGCACGAATGTCGTCTAAGTTTAGAGTCAGGTCTGCTGTCTCTGAACATGTAGTGTTTCCACAAGGGAACATCAACTTTGAAGTTTCCCCCACCGACACTTTACGGACTTGAATGAATAACCATTCCATGTCTGTAGTTGGTAAGTCCTCAATAACGATACTGTCATTGGTTACTGCCTGCAATAATTTTTTAACGGATTGCATAGTCCGTTTTGCATCGTCACCTTCTTTTGCCTGAACTAATATGTTCTGTTCCTTTACCAAGAATGGTCTGTATTCTACCTCAAAACCACTAACTGGGAGAACTGTAACATAAGTTGGTGTCGCCTGTATAGGTAATGCCATTATATTATCCTCACTTTTTTAATTTAATCATCTCCCCCGAATAGACCACCATAATTTCTATTGATGTTTCTACCTCGAGTGAGCTGCGTATCTACTGTACTTAGTTTAGTCAGGTATTCACCTGCCTTTGGACTAAATCGTGATGCAACCTTAAGTGTATCTAATGTTGCGTCCAGTAAACCCCTTCCCTTATTTATACTCCCACCAGCACCATTATTTTTTGGTTCGACTTTACGGGGTTCGTCCTTATTGGGTGGGTAGTCTACTAAGAAGTCTTTGTAACTAAATGTTGCTTCAAACTTCATAATTTCTGTATCTGTATTTGATAATGCTTGTTCTGAATAACTAACTGGGTAACAATCAAAGAATCTGTATTGTAGAGCAGGTGAACCACCCAGTCTTAATTGATTTATCATAATTTCACCAGTGTATTCGTCTATGTATCTCATAACTGGTTTTCTCATTGTTCCCATTTCTCTACTATCTGCAGAGACATCAGGATATCCTTCATAGATATCTCTTAACCACATATCGATTAGGAACCTATCGTAGAAACTACTATCACATAAAAAGGTTAGTGCTATAGTGTCTCCATAATCAATAGTTCCATCGGGGATTTCTCTACTACCCGACCAACCAGTATCTTCAGTATTTGTATTCATTGCAATGCCTGGCAAGTTTGCACTTACACAACGATAGTAGTGTCCGTCTTTAGTGTTGAAGTAATCGTCATTAAGTATTAGAACTTCGAATCGGTTTGCTCTTGCACCTGCGTCAAAGTATGATAAGAATTGTGATATGTCTGTCTTTGATTTCATGTAAATTTCCTTCTACTTTCTGAATAAACTGTATTTGCGTTGACTGTAAACTTCTGCATAGGCAACATTGCAACTAGTTCCCAATATCGTGAAGGAACTAAACTAAATTGACTTCTGATTTGACCATAAAGGTATTCTTTTAAACAAGGTCTAAAGTATTTCAATCGAGATACAGACCTTAACAATTCATATGTCAATCTAAATCTTGTTGACTCGTCCATATTTGTGTTGTTTAGATACTCAAACATCTCGTTTAACAGTATCATTCTGTGACGAGGTGCAACGTAATGTAAGTTAAGACCTAAGAATCCAGTCGGGTACTTTCTAATAGGAACCACTAAAGGGAACTTATCAAAGTATGGTAACTTGTCTTGCCATTTTGCATCATAATAATACATATACATCTTACCTAGTTCTAATTGAGTGACGATTTCACCCTCTCTTAGTGCTTGGTCTTGTCTTATTCTAATGTCTCTTACATTATTTCTAAACCAATCTAAACTTGTAAGACTCCTACGTTTTAATTCTTCAGGAGTTTCATTTTCAAGTTTTTCAAATAGACTAGTCATTGTCTATTATTTATGCTTTTAGAAACTTTTTATTGCTGTAAATGTTGGACATTCCCATTCTTTTTCTTCAAAGGGAATTTGCATGATATAGTCTAAGTCTGATTCAACGAATGTTTTATTGTCTTTCATGTGTATCTCTAAACAATTACTATTGTCTTCAAAGACATCTTCAACAAGTGTATCACCAAACAGACGTGGTTTTCTGAAATTAAATAGTTCTGATTGAATACGATATGCAGTTAAGTAATACATAGGTCTATTCTCATCAACATGCCATTCTAGTATTGGTTTCTTTGCAAAGCCTGGTGTCCCTTCTGCAAAATCTCTAGTGTCTACCCATTGTGCTTTATCAACTCTAGTAAAGATACTTGACCATGTTTCATAATCTAATATCTCTCTATCAAACATTTCGTTTTGACAATCCCAAAATATGATTGGTTGGTCTACCATTTTTGCAAGATACATTGCATATTGTCTACAAGAGCCTGGGTGAAAGAACACTGTTAAGTCAGGTTTCATAACTCCTTGTGGATATGAATACCAACCATTCTTTTTCCATTCGTCTATAAGGAATCTACATTTACTTGCATGAAAGAAACCATTGTCTTCTTGATTCTCCATTCTTTTATTGTAGAGTTTTGCTGGTTGAAGTGCCTTCTGAATTGTTTCGTCAAACCAATCGTTATTACTTTTCCCGTCTGATAATAACCACGGGTCATTCTTACTATACTTACAAAGTGATTTAACATAGTTTCTTGCACCCATTTTTACACCTTGCATGATTGACGGAAACTTTAATAAGTCTCCAAAGGTCATTAGTTTGGGTTTTGATTCTTCACGAATCTCATTGAATAGTGATTCTACTTTATCAAAATCTTCTTGTTCTTTCAAGTGTATCAACATAATTTTTTCCTTAATATTTCTTCAACTCGTTTCAAGTCGTCAGGTGTGTCTACCGAATAACCCTCGTCTTCCACTTCAACCATTTTAACTTTAAATCCATTCTCTACAAATCTTAACATTTCTACTGATTCACTTTTCTCCAATTCACGGACTGGAAGGTGTGGAAACATTTCTAAGAACTCTCTATTGAATGCATATAACCCTAATTGTTGCTTGACAATGGACTCTTCTTTCTGATAATATGGTATACTAAGACGTGAGTAGTATAATGCATTATTATATGAATCAGTCACAACCTTCACCACATTGTTATCATGTCTTTTTTCTGAATAGAAATTTAACTCAACATATGCATTAGAGACACAACCCAGTACATGTTCTTCAATTAGTTTATCAATTGCATCAGGATTGATAAGTGGTTCGTCTCCTTGTATGTTTACGAAGATATCTCCTTCAATATCTTTGATTCCATATGCACACCTATCTGTTCCAGTTAGTATATTTTCATTGTCAACGATGTGACAGTTCATGCGCATGCGCTCGCAGTAGTCGTAAATATCGACATTATCTGTTAACACTATAACACTTGAAAGTAATTTTGACTGTACTGCTTGTGAGTACACCCGTTGAATCATGGGAATTCCTAAAATAGGTTCTAATGGTTTACCCATAAACCTAGTGGAATGATATCTTGCTGGGATTAGACCAACAATTTTTTTATTGCTTTGATTGATTGTATCTTCAGACTGCACTCAAAATCTCCATAACCATATTCTGCATGTATAAAATCTACACCTGCTCTATTTGCACAATGATAATCTGATTCCATATCACCTACATAGAATGTTTCATGTGGGTCTACATTACAGTGTGCAATTGTATTTAGTAGTTGGTCAGGAGCTGGTTTCCCTCTCAACCCTTGTTTCGGTGAACAGACATAATCAAATTCAGGAAATTTCTTTCCTTCTAAGATAAGACTTGCAATTACTTTCCTAACTCTCTTCATATCTTTGGAAGTACAGATTGCAATCTTAAATCCATTCCTTTTTAACCAATCTAGTGTGTCTATCGTACCTTCATATATGGTAACTTCGTCAAGACACATAGAACTTGCCTCGTCATAGGTCTCTTTGATTGCACGTTGATTGTCTATTATACCACATGCAGTGAGAATGTCAGGAAATGGTTTACCGATATGACTTGCATATTCTTCAAAAGGCACTTCAACACTATGTTTGTCTCTTACAATGTCCCAACTCAGGTTCATATTTCGTATTGAATCAATTAAAACCCCGTCTAAATCGAATGCAATTAGTTTTTTCATTTGACTAAGTGGTCTTCTGTAAGAATTCTGAATCCATATTTCCTATCGTGACAGAATTCATTAGCTGCTTTGAACTTTGCTTGGTTAACAACGTAAGTTGCAACCTCTTTTAGGTATCTTTGAGTCCTTCTTTTGGGTTCTTTGGGTGGTGATAACTGTTTTTTGGGTTTTACTTCTATGATTTCCCGTATAACTTGTCCTTTTGCATTGACATACTTGATATAAAAGTCAGGAAAGTACCTATGAACACGTTTGTCTATTGGACTTCTGTATGGTATAATGATTTCTTCACTTCCCCATTCGATTATGCTAGGGTTATTATCACAATAGACCATGAATCTTCTTTCCCAAAGTGAACGATAGATAATTTTGGTGGGGTCACCCTTATATTTTTTATAGTTCTTTGGTTTAAACTTGCCAGAATAACTTTTTCTAGACATAAATAACACTAGTAATCATAATTTTAAGTATTTAGGTTCAGAATCAATGGCATCAATCAATAAACTATTAGACAAAGTAAACCAAGCGTCCAGTGCTGTCAAATCTTTAAAAGGAATCCAGTCAAAACTCGAAGGTAAATCATATAAAGGAACATATGATAAAGACATGCTTGCAAGTGAAAAGGCAAAATCAGAAAATCTTTTAAATGAAAGACGTGCCTCGTTGCAAAAAAACCAAGATGCATCAAACGTTGCAAGACAAGCTGCGAGAGAAGTACCTTTAACCATAACTAGAGACTTACAATATCCTATAGAGTCACTTGACTCTTATATTGTATTTACGACAAGACCAAGAAAGAGAAGAGAAGGTAAGGGAGTTGGAATGTTTGGTGGAGGTGGTGGTAGTGATAATGGAAAGAACCTATTATCAAATGAAAGTGTTGCAGTTGCATTATACGTGCCTGCAGAATTAGATTTCAGTCAAGACGTTAAATGGAGTACCATAGCAGTTGGTGCAAATATTAGAAATGCCGCTGGTATTGCAGACGGAACTGCACAATTCGGTAGTGCATTCGAAGAAATGGTTCAAAGTGGATTAACCAAACTTGCAGATAGTGTCACGGGTGGAGTATCTAACTTCATGTATGGTAAGGCAAAGAACCCTATGGAAGAACAAATGTTTGAGGGTGTGGATTTTAGAAGTCATAGTTTTGATTATGAATTCTATCCTAAAAACCAAGACGAAGCAAGAGCAGTTGAAGATATCATATGGACATTTAAGACTGCAATGTTACCCGACACTTATGGAGCTGCTGAAAAAGAAGGAGCTGCAGAATCCTATTTCAATTATCCAAATCTTTTTGACATAACATACGAAGGTCTTATTGCAGAACACTATGATGATTTCTTACCATGTGTTCTAACTGGTGTGGACGTTGCTCATTCAACTAAGATGTTTGAAGACGGATATCCAGTATCTACAACTATGGGTTTGAAATTTACAGAAATCAAAATTGTTACTCAAGAGACATTCCAACAAATATCTAAATCATCACGTGCTGTTAATATTGGGTCAGGTAATGAATCATTATTGGGAACTAATGCTGGTAAGAACTTTGAGAAGAATCAAGAACAGAAAGAGAAAGTTTCAAAAAGGACAAAGAGAAAAGAACGTAGACAGAAGAGAAGAGCTGCGAGAAGGAAACGTTGGAGAGATTGGTGGAATGGTGATGATGGAAAGACTTCAAGCAGGAGTGGTAGATAATGGCAACTAAATTTTTTAAAAACTTTCCCGAGATTCAATACACTTTAGATAGTGGTAAAGTTATTACCATAAAAGATTTCTTTAGGAAATCTAAGGTAGACCAATCTGCAGTTAACAGTATTATAGAATACGACTTCTTTGAATTACAAGAAGGAGATAGACCTGATGTAGTTGCAACTAATTTATATGGTGACAGTGATTTACACTGGACATTCTTTTTAGTAAACGACTTCAATAACTATTACGACTGGTGGAAAGATAATGAAACTTTTGAGAATTACATTGATACACATTATGGTGGATATTACGTAACGACATATAACAAATCAGATATCGTAAGTGCAACCAGTAAGTTTCTTTTAGGTGAAACAGTTTCATGTTTAAGAGGTGGTAAAACAATAAGTGCAAAGGTAACGAGTGTAGAACCTAACTTTTCAAGAATAGGAACTGAGGGTGATAGGTTTGAAGCAAACGAAGTTATAACTGGTTCTATCAGTAATCATTCATGTACTGTAAAAAATGGTATCAACATGGAAGACGGAGCTGCTTATTACCATGATTCAGACGGAAACAAATCCAATACCTTTACAAATGGTATGTATGAAAAAACAATTTATGATAATGAATGGGAACTAAACGAAGTTAAAAGAAACATAAAGGTTATAAAACCTGAATTCATAAAAAGGGTAGTTGCAGAATTTGGTAAAGTAATGTCATCATGAGTGGAAACTTTAAAGCAGGTGAGTTTTCAATTGAATCATTATCGATTGTAAACCAAGAAAGTGAATCAATCGATGTAACCGATTTGACTTTGACTATAGAACTCTTTGAGTCTATCTATAATAAGTTTTGCACGGGTAACATAATTCTCTTAGACGGACT